TTGCTACCCCAAAAAGCCGCAAGGGTTGAAGCCTCGCCTGCACCTCAAAAACCTGCTGTGGAGGCAGGGCGTGTAGGCGGCTGCGACAGGTTTCAACCTTTACTTGAAAAATACGATTGGGACGTGCGAATTATGAAAGCCATTATGCAAGCTGAGAGTTCGTGTAATGAAAACGCAACAGGCGATACAAGCCTGACATTTACACAAAATGGTCGAACATATGGCTATTCAGTTTCTCTGTTTCAGGTAAGAATCCTACCTGGTCGAGAAGCCTGCGATTCGCACAACCCAGAAGTAAACATTGACTGTGCTTATCACGTGTGGAAATCACAAGGATATAAGGCTTGGTCAGTTTACGCAAACGGAAGATATTTAAGATTTTTATAGAAAGGAGGTGCGATGAGTGAATTATACAAAGCATTACAAGAGTTTTGGAAAATAACACCACTCGTAAAAGCCTCAAAGGAAAATCCATACTTCAAAAGTAAATACGCAGACTACAACGATGTAGTTAGCGAAACGCGAGAAGACTTAGAGAAATGTGGATTAATGGTTAAACAAACAGTCAGCCATATCGATACTAAAACTGCTATTAGGACGAAGCTTATTCACCTAGAAAGCGGTGAAGTGCTTGAAGATATTGCACCTGTCGAAGCTGCACCTAATAACCCACAAACACAAGGCTCAGGCATTACGTATATGAAGCGGTATTCATACATAGCGATGCTTGATTTACTTGTGGATATTGATGATGACGGTAACCTTGAACGCAAGCTCAAAGAAAGAACCGACAAAGAGTCTGCTGATTTAGCTAACGCTGAAAAAGCCTTACGAGCTTGTAAAACTCTAGGTGAATTGAAAGAGAAGTATATTGAGATTCTCAAAGCTAATCCAAAGCTATCGCGTGAACTTGTCGGCGTTAAAGACGAGATAAAGGCAAAGCTAGGAGGTGATAAATGAAAATCCTAGACCTTGAACAAAGAAGTCAAGAATGGTTGGATTTTCACGAAGGTAGGATATCTGGCTCATCAGCAAAAGATTACTCGTCAGTTCGGTATATACCAAAAACCGAGCTGGTTGAATTCGCTGAAAGTAAAGGCTATGAGTTTCCGAAAAATCTGACAATGGATAATATCCGAGCAATGCTTACAGAAGATGAACTGAATAAACTTTATGCGAATGTTCAAATAAACGATTCAATTTATAAGCTAATTGCTCAACGAATAGCTAAGCCAATTAATCCGAATGACTACGCAGACAGAATACCAGAAGGAGCTACTTATTCAGCCATGCTGAGAGGTCAAATCCTAGAAGAGGAAGCTAGAGAGCTGATTTCTGAAAAACTTGGCAAGAAGATTATTCCTGGTCGAGTTTGGCAATCTGAAGAAAACGAATATATGATTTGCTCACCAGATGGCGAGTTTGAAGATGAAACAGAAGCCGTTGAAATCAAATGTCTGGATAGCTGGAAAGTAGTCAAAGCCTACTACGAAAAACATCCACCTGCTGAATACAAGCCGCAGATTCTTCAATACTTTGTAGTAAACGATAAATTGAAGAAGCTTTACTTCTGTATATACTCAGACGTGTTCTCAAATCCAGAATTAGGAGTACAGATTTTTGAATTGAATCGAGAAGACTATAAAGAGGAAATCGAAATAGTAAAGCGGGTAGAGAACGCCACTCTCGAATTAGTAGAAAAAGAAGTCCAAAAATTAATGTTCTAAGGAGGAATATGATAAATAGTGTAACTTTAATCGGTCGAGTAACTCAGGATATAGAAGTTAGAAAAACTAACACTAACAAGTCTGTAGCTTCATTTACTCTAGCGGTTGGTGATAAAAACTCTGAATCAAGTTTTATCAACATGACAGCTTGGAATAAGACAGCTGAGTTGTTAGCTCAATACGCACCAAAAGGTAAACAGATTGGTGTAACTGGTCGCTTACAAACTAGAATGTGGGAAAAAGACGGTGATAAACGTAAAGCGACTGAGGTGATTGTCGAGCAGGTTCAATTTTTGGGCGACGGCAAGAGTAATAATACCGCACCAGCGAAATCAAGCGAAGCGCCAGTAGATCTGAACGAAATCCCTTTTTAGGAGGACGAATGGCAAAACGAAAGCGAGTTTATCTGCTTGAAACTGACAATGGGGTTACAATCCGAATTGTAGACCCAGACATCAGTTTTATGAAGAAGTATAAATGGTCATTTATCGATAATGACCTAGTAGTCTCACGCAGACTTGAAAAGGGGGAAGATGATGGGTTTACAGAAATTGTATCTAGTAAAAAGCGACGATTCAAATCGAAACTTTAGAAAGCGAAAAGACGCACGGCAATTTCAGAAAAAATACGGTGGAACGATTCACAAAATAACAATGATAGATAATTTCATTGTTGAGAGGGTAATGTGATGAAAGATTTATTCAAAAAAGAGCGTGAAGCTTGGATAGAAAACGCTCGTGTAGCAGCGAGAAAACTATTGGATAATAAATCTCTGATCACAATTGAAGACGTACTCAAAGAATGTCCTAGACCACCTTATTTACACAGAAACACAACTGGTAGCATATTCAGATGTGATGATTTTGTGGCTGTCGGTTGGAGAAAAAGTGAAAGACCATTGATGAATGGTAGATTTGTCAGAGTCTGGAGAATGCGAGGATAGATGGCAAGCCGAAAATTAATTCAAAAAGCTGATAGGATTTTCTCAAAATATATACGAATGAGAGATTCTGAAGACGGATTCTTCGTTTGTTGTTCTTGTGGTCAGAGAAAGCCATTTGAACAGGCTGACGCTGGACACTTCATAAATAGAAGATGGATGGCTCTAAGATATGATGAGCGAAACGTACACGCACAATGTAGGTCGTGTAATCGATTTGATGAAGGAAATATGATTGGTTACACAAGATTCATGCTTAAAACTTATGGCGAAGATATCGTTGACCTGTTGGAGAGTATGAAAAAGCCCTACAAATGGACGGATGGAGAGCTGGAAATATTAATTAAAGACTTAAAAAACAAAGGACAATAAATGTTTATTTTAATTTGGATAATAATCGTCATAGCCTTGCTAATTTTCGTGGCAATTTCAGAACACGAAATAGCTAAACAAGATGAAGAGTGGATGAAAGAGGAGGAAAAGAAATGGAAAAACAAGTAATACAACCTTATTACGAAGACGACTATCAGTCATTAGATGAGGTTGACACAGTGGATTTACTGGAGATGAAGGAAGGTGCATTAAACGACCTGAACGAGAGCGAGCGAACAATTCATCGAATTAACCAGATATTAGCTAGTCGTGCAATTTACGCCACGCAATTGGAGCTATTTTAAGGAGTAAGAAATGAAATACAAGCTTCTAAAAGACACGCCTACAATTAAAGCTGGTACCATTTTTGAAGAAGTTATAAGCGATTTTGACGAGTTGAAAGAACTAGTTAGAATTACACCAATTGGAGCGAAAACCAGCCCTCAATTTACAATTCAAGATATAGACAACTTCGACGAATGGTTTGAGGAAATCCAAGAACCAACAGACAGTATTCACTGGAAGCCTAAATATGACGATTGGTACTTCTACATTAGTGATCATGGGAGTGTGTGTCCAGATATTTGGAATGACAATTATACAGACAATAATCGTCTTGCTTTTGGGTTTGTCTATCGTACTGAAAAAGAAGCTCAAAAAGCCCGTGAACGTAGATTAGCAGAAGTCAGGTTACAACTAACCTCAGATTTTAAGCCAGACTTTGAAAATGGAGATGGTGGCTACATAGTCGACTATGACTATATAAATAAAAAGCTAGAATGTTGTGATTGCTTCTGGAATGACTCAGGCGAAATCGTCCGCTACGCAACAAAAGAAGACGCTGAAAAATCTATTGAGGAAAACCGAGAAGATTGGTTAAAATATTTCGGAATTGACCCGTCCGATACAAATGAAAGCTAAATGTACCCTACGGGGGTAAGGAGGAAACAATGTCAGGAACCAAGCAGGGCGGATTGAAAGCCGCTCAGAAAAACCTAGCGAATAATCCTAACTTCTATGCAGAAATTGGACGAAAAGGTGGCTCAGCAACATTTGCAAGTCATGGAAGTTATAAGGGATTTGCACAAGATATTGAATGCGATTGCGACTTAATCGACGGTCCTCACTTCGTGAAGAAGTGTGCTGGAAAGCGAGGCGGTCGTATAAGTAAACGAAAGTAAACGGGTATGAATTGTACCCAGTAGAACATTAACATCAACCGCAGAACTGGACAGATGACTATTTTGCCCACCCGAGTCGTCTGTTCAACTGGCGACATAATCTGAGGAATAAAGCTGGGTTCCCGAATGGGAGTAAGCCGAAAGGTGAGAAATCCTTTGCTCCGTGATTGTGTTGTCAACTGGCTATATAAGCAGTGAACTAGCAGTCGCTAGTTGCTCATCGCAGTAAGTGTTTTCTAATAGCATTAGCTGGTAACGGGCAGATGTAAATTAAGTCCCGTGTGAGTCTGTTCCTAGCTGCTTATATAGCCAACCAGTTCTGCGATTGAGGAGATTAAATATGAAAAGTTACGACAATGGAATGTAAAAAAGGAGGTATTGATGAGTATTACATTTTTCAATCAATGGCGACAGTGGATTGAAACAGGTTCGTGGAATTGGAGTGAGTTTGATTTAATCACTATTGCGTGGGAGCGAGACAAAATCGCTGGAGACTGGGGATTTGATGTAGCCTTGTTTGGTCTAGGTTTTCATTTCCATTATGTTACAAGAAGGGCACTTGAGCATTATCAGGAAATGGTAGATGATGTAAAAAATAATAAGGAGGGCGAGCAATGATTCATAAAGTAGAAATTAGGCAGACAGTCGTGGGTATTATTTTTGTTGAAGCTGATGGCTATAAACAGGCAGAAGAAGCTGCTGCTAAATATATTCAAGATGAGCCAAATGTCGCAAATATCGATTTCGACGAGATTTTGGATTATAATGTCGGAGGCTCGTTAGAAGCGTCAGATGATGAGGTTGGTGATGCAGAGGTTATCAAGGCGGAGGACGTGTTGTAATGCGTATAGTTAAGTTTAGAGTTTGGAACGACTTATTAAAGAATTATCTTCCAGATGACTCGGTGTGTATCTTGCCAAACGGAGATATTGTACTTTACAACCTTGCAGCTATGATTACTGCGTATAGACGTCCTTCCGACATGCTGGAAGGTGAAAATATCGTAGAACGATTTACAGACCTAAAAGACAAGAATGGTACAGAAATCTACGAGGGGGACATCCTCATAGATGACACTGGTGAGCCTATTGAGTACTGGGTTGTCAAGTTTTCTGATGGTGGTTTTATAGGCGAATGTGCAGGTGTGGCTGAGCCTCTCTTTGAATTAACTAACCTAGAGGTCGTCGGCAATATTCACGAAGACTCTGAACTAGTGGAGAAGAAATGAAAATCTATAACGTAGAACGCAAGGAAGCGTATGATCCAGACACGGAACCTAGCGAGATAGATGACGATGACTTGGAATATCTAGATAAAAAAGACTACGAGTATATTATCTGTAGTTATGCTCAGGATATGTGGTCGGGCGAAGGTGCGGCAGTACTCAAAGATAGAAATGGTAAGTTTATGTTTATAGAATTAGGTCATTGTAGCTGCTATGGTCCGCTAGAAGAGCGTAATCCGAAATGTATCTATTCACTAGAAGAAATAATTAAGTTGTTAGATAAGCATTGCAAAGATACTTATGGTGGATATGCCAAAGCTGTTGCTGAAAAACTTAAAGAGCTGGAGGGATGAAGAATGACGAAAGATAAGTCATCTATAGAAATAGAAACTAGCTGCGCACCCGCACCTCGTCCGTATATTGTAGACATTACTAGTATGCCATATAGAACTCGCGATAAGAAAAATATGACATACTACATCATGAAATATTCAGACGGTAGCATTCACAGTTTTAAGAAAGAAGAAGGTGAGACTGATAGGGCTAGTCGTCTTAAGATTGAGGCTGTTACTAGAAAATTTAAGGAGTTAGTAGAGAAAAGGAAAGGTAGTCAAAATGAAGGAAAACACTGAAAGAGCGATAGACAGTCTTTTTGACGATTATCTGGAGGAGTTCAGGGCAGAACACCCAATTGATGAGTCTTTTTTAACGATTTATAAAGACTATAAGTCTATTTTTGCAAAAGAGGCTGCCGAGTCCGCCGATGAGAACATGAAGAATCTCCTGCAGTATATATACGAGAACCAGAACGGCATATTAGAATACAGAGAGCATATAAAAAAGATTACACACAAAGTAAGAATTAAATAAGAAAGAGTTCGTTGAATAATTTTATGTTATAATATAAGTACAGTATGTGAGTTGAAAGAACGCAACTCTGAAGTAAAACGTTCTTATGTATTTTGAAAATGAGGTGGATATGGATAAAAAGCCGAGAAAACTAAATCCAAGGCAAGAAAGATTCTGCCAACTCTATGCGAGCGACAGAGAGTTTTTTGGTAATGGTGTTCAAAGTTATATAGAAGCTTATGAGCCTGATCAGTCAAAACCTAATTGGTATAATACAGCACGGAACCGAGCTTCGGTGCTACTAACTAACGCTAACGTTTTAAAGAGGATAGACGAGCTATTCGAAGCTGGTGGATTGAATGATCAGTTCGTCGACAAGCAGATGGAGAAGCTCATCACGCAGGACGCAGACTTCAAAGCTAAAATGGCAGCGATTCGAGAGTATAATAAGCTCAAACAGCGAATAACAGAAAAGAAAGAATTACACGTTAAACTACCAAAGCCGATTCTTGGTGATTTGGTGGAGGGCGAACAGTAATGTTCGTCTTGACCAGCTCAACAAAAAAGCTTGCTAAAATGACAAAGCGTATCCGTGGCGTATGTGGCGGAACTTCTGCGGGTAAGACTATATCTATCCTTCAAATACTTATCAGCAAGGCTCAGAAAGATAAGCAACCAACCTTAACAAGTGTCGTATCCGAATCATTTCCTCATCTTAAAAGGGGTGCTATGCGTGATTTCAAAAATATAATGCAGGAGCACGGCTATTGGAAAGAATCAGCCTGGAACGCTACAGACTCTATCTATACATTTGAAACAGGCTCAAAGATAGAGTTTTTTAGCGCTGATCAGCCTAGTAAGGTGCGTGGTCCACGTCGTGATAGATTATTTATAAACGAGTGCAACAACGTAGCTTATGAATCATTTGACCAATTAGCAGTGCGCACTAGATTAGAGATTTGGTTAGACTGGAACCCAACAAATGAGTTCTGGTTCTATGACTTATTAAATACACGTGATGACGTGGAGATGATTACAGTTACTTATAAAGACAACGAAGGATTACCTGAGTCAATTGTAAAAGACATCGAAGCTCACAAATCAAACAAAAACTGGTGGACTGTTTACGGATTAGGTCAACTGGGAGAGGTCGAAGGAAGAATATACAAAGACTGGAGGATTATTGACGAAATACCTCACGAAGCCCGACTAGAAGGCTATGGATTGGATTTTGGATATTCAAACGACCCTACAGCAGTAGTCGCAGTTTACTACTACAACGGCGGATATGTCTTAGATGAGGTTCTTTACAGAAAAGGTATGAGCAACCAACAAATCGCCTCATTTATGAATAACTTAGATTTTGGCGTGATTGTAGCAGATTCAGCAGAGCCGAAGTCTATCGATGAACTGCAGATGTACGGATTGTCTGTTGTTGCAGCGAAAAAAGGCAGCGGATCTATTTTGCAGGGAATCGGTTATGTGCAAGAGCAGAGTATCTCAATGACCAAACGAAGTGTTAATTTGATTAAAGAATATAGAAATTATTTATGGCAGACTGATAAAGACGGCAAGACTATAAACATACCAGAGGGTGGATTCGATCACGCTCTAGACGCTGTTAGATATAAGCTATCAAGCATATTAAAGCCTAAGTATGAAATAAGACCAACTATTCAATCTTCAGGGGAGTTATCTGCATTATGGAGCTAAGGTTCGGCGAGGTAAGAAATAAATACACTACGGAGGGGGTGGAAGTGGAAGAAGTCAGAAAAATAAGAGATTATATGACGGCTCAAAGTATCCGTTCGTTTACAATCTCATCGAAAGTATCGACCTTTACAGAAGTCAGACAAGAGTTTGAGGATTTAATAAAACAAGCAGAAAATGGGGAATGTTTAGATATATCTTTAAGTGTGAGAATAAACAAAAAGACAGGTCTACCTCAGCTAGTTAAAAAGACTATTTTAGATAAAAACTCAAGGTTGTAGACGTTTTTATTCAAATGTGATATTATAGACGAGTAACAAGCTACTGGGGAATGCCCAGCGTGATGATTACGTAACAGTAATTTTTACGTTGGGGGAAACCAGTGGCTTTTTCTTATATAGACGAATCTAACATCGGCGACGCGTACGATGAAAGTTTGCAGAAGTACAAGGCAGTTCTATCTAGCATTGATGAGCTTGAGCGTATCGCTCTAAATAAACCTAAGCCAAACATACCAGAGGGCTTACCTACAGTTACGGACGGAACTACAGCTAGCTATGTTCAATCTCGACCTAAGAGTGTCATTCAGCAATTGCCGACTGGGCTAGTTACTAGTTTGGATAAAGATAAAGACCTAGCAGATATCGCTAATTTGGTCTTAACTGAAGAAATCTTACCAAACGCCAATACTACAGGAAGTGTTATTCAGAAATCCTGGGGAGCTTTAAGCAAAGCTATGACGTACGGTTCTCAGCCAGCTTACTGCTTTTATACACAACATGGAAATTATTTTGGGGCAGACTTCAAACTACCCTATATCAAGGACGTTATTTTAGAATCTGGAAAAGTCTACGACAAAGATTGTAACGTTATTTTCTTACGGGCTTGGTATCAGCCAAGTGATATTAAATATCTAATTTATCGCGAAAAAGAATTAGCCAAAGACGGCATAAAGAGCGGTTGGCGACTAGATAAACTCACTCAGCTAGAAGCGAAAGAGAAAACAGACGAAAGCAAAACACCAGCCGAGCGAGAGAAGAACCTTGAGACTGGTGGTATACAGATTATATTTGCATTCCAACAGGGAGTAGGAGCTACTTTTTACGGGTATAGCCCAGACAATAACGAGGTGGTCTACTCAACCGTGAATCCAGACCCAAGAGGCATTATTCCAATCCACTTCATATATCACGATATGGATATGTCTAATCCAATCGGTCGTGGTGCAGTCGAACTAGTGGCAGGACTTCAGAACATGCTCGATTCAGAAATGCAGATGTACCAATATGCTCAAGCCTTGGGGCTTAACCCGCCACTGATAAAGCGAGGCTCGTTTGATACTTCAACTATACGATTCAAAGTAAACGCTATTTGGGACTTAGGCGCAGACCAGAACGCAAGCATCTCACCTGCGAATATCTCAACCAATGCGACAAACAACTTTTCAAACAACTACGGTTTAATTAAGAGTCAAATCCTAAACTTGAACAACTCAAACGACACAAGCGTTTCTGCTGAGGTCGGAAATCCTGGATTCTCAAAGACAGACAGCGGGGTGAAAGCACAGCAGGAGCGCGTTGGCGTTAGTGATAATCATCTTCGCAAGCAATTCGAGGGTTGGTTTGGTGATGTCTGTGAAACTATGCTTAATATTCATTTTGCTTTGTCTGAAGGTGAACAGGAAGTTGAACTCACTCAAGAATATATTAAACGCCGAAAACTTGAAGACCCTGGGTTTGACAAAGATACGGCTGTTGTCGATTACAACAAGAAGCTAAAAGGATTCAAATTCAAAGTTGATGCTTCTACCTCAAAGCTTAAAGATGACGAGCAATCTATGGAGAACCTAAAGGGAATACTAGAGTTGGCTCAGTCTGACCCTGAATTAGGACAGATTATCCGCAAAGACCAATTATTGAAGCGAATGATCAACAAATCAGGTGTGGATGACCCTGAAGAGTTGGTTATTGATGTAGACCAAAACAATAACGGCATAGCCGACAGTGAGGAGCAATATGAATAACGATTTAATCCCAAACAGCGGGTTTTCTTTGGATATCCCAGAAGAACGGAAAACTAAAGAGAGTAAGGAGAGGATTGCAGCCAAAGAAGAGATTAACCTGCTAAAAACTTTGCTCAATGGAATTGATGAAAAGATCCAACTAGCCCAAAACATCAATCAATTAACAATGAATCCTGAAACTTCTGAGAAATCCCTAAAAGTACAGATATTAGCTGCTCGTTGGCGCGTGAATGACCTTATAGAACTTAAGTCGTGGATAAAAGCCCAGACAGACAAGGTGCAAGAAAATGACTGAGGACGTTAGAGACAAGCTGGAACAGCCACTAGAGACTGAATCACTACTTGCTAGCCACGAATTCAGGCAGGAGGGTAGGGTTTTGATTTGCGTGGATGACCCAAGCTTAACAGCAGTACTACCGCTGGGTGTTTATTTGGTTGGAGAGAAAGGAGCGTATCGACTAGAGAAGTTATTCTAGGCGGGTTGTTACCTGTAGAGATAAGACCTTAGTAGTATCTCCGCAGGTAAGAGCTCATCTCCTTGAACTCTCGTCATCATACCGACGGAAAAAGGATGTAAATAACTAAATAAAGGAGCAAAAACGTGGAAAATGCCACTACAGACGCAAACACAAGCCTGAGTGCGGCAGATGTGTCGTCAACATCGCAAAACTCAACCGACAATACTGATGAAAAATCACTGACAGACGGCTTCTGGGGTGATAAAGAGTCAGACGAACAGTCGGAGGGCGAGCCCAAAACAGACGAAGCCCAAGAGGACGAATCTGAAGATAAGTCCGAAGAAAAGCCGGAATTTCCGAAAGCAGAAAAGCGTAAAGCTCAACTGAATGACGAAATTAGAGGGTTGGTGTCCCGACGAGAAGACTTAAAACGGGAAGTAGCTGAATACGAGAGTATCAAACAGCTGCAAAACTCAATTAACGAAAATCGTATAACACCAGAACAACTAGAGGCTGCAGGATTAGATCCACAAGACGCTGCAATTCAAGCCCTTCTATATAATCAGGAGCTTGACCAACAGCAGGCAAAAGTAAACGAAATATCGGCAGATATTGCTGACCTTCAGTACAATATGTCGCTCGATAGAGTAGAACTGCTTAAAGACTATCCCGTATTCGATGAAACATCACCTGAATACAATGCAGACTTCACGAAAAAAGCAGCTGATATGTACGTGAGTGCTGCAAATCTGCAACTTAACGAAGAGGGCGCGCCAATCTCGGCGGATAAAAAGCTCTATGAGTTTATGTCAGACTTGCACGGCATTTACGAAGAAGGTCTGAAAGCTGGCGGTAAGAAGATATCTAGGGCAAAACAATCCGCGGCAGTAATGAATGCTGGCGGAGCGGCTACATCAGGAGAAGTAGACGAAAAACAATTTGTGAATAATTTCTTCGATTAAATCCTTCAATCTAAAAAAACTAACCATAGGAGAAAAATAAAATGGCTATTAACTTGCCACAAGCATATTCAAAAATCCTCGATAAAGGATATACACTTAAATCATTAACAGCACCTGCCTTTAAGGGCAAATATGAAGTTGTTGGTGGTACTACTAAATCATTTAAGGTATACAGCACAGACGCAGCTTCTCTGTATGACTATTCTACAAATAAGAATGCTAGCGGTCAGGGCGTTGGTTCATTCGGCTACAAGTACTCAGCAGCTGGCAATAAAGAACAAGTTATTACAGCTTCTCAGGACAAAGCCTTCTCACAGCAAATCGATAAGGCTGACGCTAAGTTCTCACGCGATGGCTCACTCGATACCAAAGAAGTCATGCGTGCAACTCTAGAAGAGTCTATTTACCCAACAATGGATAAATACAACATTGACGCATTGGCAAAAGCAGCTGAGACTACAGCAGTTAAGACTTTGACCATTACTAAGGCAAATGCTTATGAAACATTTATGACTATGACTACTGCTCAGACAAACGCTAGAGTACCTCACAAGGGTCGTGTTGCGTTCGTAGCTGCAAGTGCATACTCATTACTGAAGCAGGATGATAACTTCACTCCAGCCAGCGAAATGACTGCTAAGAGCCGTCGCGATGGTAACTACGGTGAGATTGATGGTTGTATGATCATTGAAGTTCCAGATGACTACATGCCAACTAAGACGACTATCGTTTTGACTCACGAAGACGCAGCAGCAGCTCCAAAATACCTGTCTGAATACAAGCAGGGTGAATTTGGTCCAGAAGCTAGCGGTTACTATGTAGCTGGTCGCGTTGTATACGAAGCATTCGTATTCAACAAGAAAAAGGGTGCTATTCAAGTTCTGAAGAATGCCTAGCAATTTGGGGCGGGGAAACTCGCCCCTTCTCCGCGTTTTGCCTCTCCGCGATAAATGAGAGGTCGAAGATTAACAATTTGGAGAGAGACTTAGTAGAGTGTGTTATTGCTCATTCTATAGTATAATGATGGCAAATCATTTAATCTTGTGGGAGAAGATAGATGAAACAGTGGTTTAAGAGTATAGATTGGGTAGACGCTGGCGGTTATCTATTCGTAGCAGCATTTTGGCTAGGTGTGTTTGGATTCTTATTTAGACAACAGATATACGACTACTTCGCACCAGTTTACTACAAGCCTTGTACAGTAGAAACTATAAATTACGACACTGTCAACATAGATAAGGGTAAATCTCAGTATGAAACAAGCCGTATAGAAACTGTAGGTCAGAATGGTTCAAAACAAGTCTGTAAAGCCTCAAAATCTGGACACCCAAACAAAGAGACTATTGTAAAACAGCCAGTCAATCAGGTTGTCAGGTATACACCGACTTCTAAAGCTGCATATGATTGTATATACAATGATAACTGTAAAGAAGCCATGGACGAGGGGGAACCAGACTATAACGATGAATACGCGGAGTATATGGAATCTCAACAAGGAAGAGGTGGCGCAATCTGTCGGGATGGTACGCGGTCATATTCAACTGGAAGAGGAACTTGTTCGCATCACGGTGGCGTGAGTCAGTGGTTATATTAAACTACATCTTGACAAATTACCTCTGTTGTGCTAGTGTGTAAGCATGAAAAAGGCTATAGTCATCACCATCATTGTAGCGTTTGTAGTAGGCGTTAGTGGTGGAGTATGGCTAAAGACCCGTTTGGACGCTCAGGCAGCTGCTGGAGTGGCTCAGGAGCAAGCAGAGAGTAAGTACGATGTCGGACCGCCAGACGCACAGGAAATGCTGGAATTAGTGAATCAGGAGCGTGCTAAAGTCGGTGTAGCACCCTTAAGGCTGGACGAAAGATTAAATGCCAGTGCACAGGAAAAAGCAGATGATATGCAAAACCGTGGTTATTACGATCACAAATCACCAGATAGCATCGAAGGTTATTCTCTTGTTTTCAAACACATGCAAAATAGGTGTCGATATGCAAGTGAGAACTTAGCCAAGGTGTCTACTGCTGACGGTAAGATTGGTAATAGCCGCTTTACTATAGATAATTGGATGCGCTCAACAAAGGGGCATCGTGAAGCCATATTAGACGCAAAATACAGTCTGGTAGGATTTGGTATTTCCAAGCAGGGATATGACCTTATCGTCGTCCAACACTTCTGCGAACTCAAATAAATAACATCTTCTACTGAGTCTCTCTCCTTATATAAAAATAAGGAGATTTTTTATGGGCTATAGAAGTTGGCTACAAAATTATGTAAACAACCACCCAGATCAAAACACAAGGTCTCAAGGACAAGGGTTGCTAAACGTCGTCGGCGATGACATGGGTATCGACCGTAACTTTCTATCTGGCAATGTAGGCAATGGTGGCAATTTTCGTAAAACAGGATTGTTTGGACGCAATACTTGGGTAAAGGGAGGCGATGGCAAATTATATAAAAACGATGAAATTAGCGGCATTAACGACCGTTTTAAGCAGCTTTATTATGCGGATATGGCTAGAAACAGAGGTGGTGACGGTGGAGTTCCTGAAGACGCTTCTGGCAGCGGAGGTGGTTACTACGGTGGCGGTGGTGGTTTCAACCCATTCGCTGCTCAAGAAGCTAGAAACAAGGCAGACGCTATCGCTAAATACGACGATGAAATCGCACAAGCAAACTCTGCTATCGGTCGTCTAGGCGGACAGGAAGCTGTCGGTATTGCTAATGCTGGAAAAGCTAAAGATCGTGCATGGCAAGAAAACGAAAACAGCTTCAATGAGTCAACTGGTCGTTACAACATGAACACCAAAGACGCTATCGACAACATCAAAAAGACCCGCGACCAAATCGAAAGCGACACTGCTACAAAAGTACGTTCGGCTAAGGGTATTTTGGCGTCAGGTGGAGCAGGAGATAGCTCATTTGCAAACGTCTTAGCACCTTATGAGATTGCTAAAGCTGCCTCAAAACAACAAGGTGAAGCTCAGGACGCATACGCTAAGAACCGTCGAGATATGGACATCAACTACTTCGCAGTGAAGAATGCTTACGACAAGAACAAGAACGATATTCAGAGCGAGTATGACAACCGTGTGAACAGTGTGAAGCAAAAGGTGGCACAATCTCGTGCTGAACTGTTAGATCGCATTAGAAGCGCTAACGTGGGCAAACAGACGGCAAATGGCTCAAGTATGGCAGCTGCTATTGCAAGTCAGCAGGGTACACGCGACCAAATCAACCGTTTGGGTACAGAAGTTGACGAATTAGGACGTGATCGTAGTATTCCTATCCAAAAAGTGGACTGGAAAGCACCAGACCTTGCGACATACGACCCTAAGGACGTTACTGTCAAGGATAATTCAGAGATTGGTGGTGTAAACGATGAGATTTCACCAAACTTGCGCCCAATCTTAAGCGACGAAGAGAAAAAGAAAAAGCAAGAGTTAATGTAGGGAGTATTAGGAGATGGATTTTTTTCAAAGAATAGGCAACTTTTTCAGTGGAAAGGGCTGGGTTAGTGATGAGGAAAAACGCCGTAAAGAACAGCAAGTTCAAGCACAACCTCAGAATAAGCCAGCAGTTACTTTTAAGCAGGATCCTGTCTTAAATAACTTAAACAAGGCGCCTAGTTTTGGTAGTCCATCTCCTACTCAAGGACTTTTTCAGCAAAAACCTCAAACAGATACAGTGCCTAAAACCGATACGGTACCTAAAGTAAATACAGTACCAACGGCAAATCAATTCACTAAGCCTGTTATTCCTGAGATTAAGCCAGAAATCCCTCAGAAGACCATAAATGACGCCCCTAAAGTACTTACCTCTCAAGGACAACAAGATTGGGTAAACAAAGAAAACAAGCAAATCCAAAACCAAAACCTAGCTAACAAGCCCATGATAACCCCAAAAAACCCAACGTATTTCGATTACTTAAATCCATTCGGCGAGCATGGTCTATTCGGTGCAAAACAACAGCAAAACTTCAAACAGACAGTAGAAAAACCTATCACAGATAACATCAATAAGTTTAATAATTGGATTGATTCTTCAGATAAAGAAAAAGGATTCCAATGGAGCGATCCAGGAGATTATTTACGATTCGCGGCTAAAATACCTGGCGGTATGGTTCAGGGTCTAGCAGAGACTCCAAACAAAGTAGCTAACGCGGTTACGGGTCTAGAAGCGGATGAGAACGGCAAAGTAAAAGAATTAAACGGTGTCCAGAGATTCGGTAAAGGGCTGGATGCAGGTATTTCAGTAGGTGGATTAGGATTTGGCGGTTCAGGTACACTTCTACGCAGCCTTGCTGGTCTAGGCAAAGCAGGGACAAAACAAGCCGTCAAACAAGGTATAGGACGTACTGTATTAAATGGTACAAAAAACCTAGTTAAGGATTCAGCAAAAGAAGGTGCGGAAGAGGTCGTTCAGACGTTCGCACAGGACTTAGCGGACGACGGCAAGATAAACATGGATAAAGACGCTTATATCCAATCTGGGGCGTTTGGCGCGCTTGGAGGTGGTATGATGCACGGTGCTGGTCGTGCCGTAAATGGTGTTAAGGGAATGGTTGGAAATAGGATTAATCCTTATGGAGAGAGTGGTGTTGGGATTAACCGACTATCTCCAGCCCAAATGAAATACAACGCCGCTGAAGTCGTGGGCGGCATAACTGGAGATACGAGAAAACGTCTCAGTCAAGCGGCTTTTGGTGATCTACAGAAGGCGCGAACTGGCAATCCGTACCGAACAAGCGATGGGATGGACGTGGAGTTGAGTCGCAACGGTAATAGAAAAATGACTGCAACGTCTCAAAAAACACCTAGCGAGATGTTTAATGTTCAGCAGAGGCTTGCTCCTAAAATCCAGGAAGCAATAGAAAAGTCAAAACAAATAGACAGTAATATAGATACTAAAGAGCATGGTTTTGCTAATGATGGATTCTCATACAATGAAGTACCTGTGCGATACAGAGGCAAGGATTACGTTACTACCTTTGACATAGGTAGTAATAACAACAAAAACCTCTTATATAACGCTACAACAAGAAAATCCCCCATGGAGCCAGCAGGGACGAACCCGTCAACTGAGTTACACCATCTAGGGGATTCTCATGTAGATAGTGTAGCACAAGAAGCCCAAAATGTCAATGAAGACGTTAAATACAAGCTCAATCCAGAGCATGAAGCACAGGTCAGAGCATACAACGAGCATATAACACGTCTACGCCAACGTGAAGAATACTTGCGTGGTCAAGGAATGAGTGAAAATGCTCCAGCCATGATTAACCTACGTAAAGCTCAAGAGCAGGCTATATACGCTAGAGATCATATAGGTGAAGTAGACGAGAACGGATTGAAGTATAAATTAAGCCCAGAACAAGAAACGTTCTTCAAGGACTCTAAGATCCGAGACAAAAATGGCAATCTGAAGACTGTATACCATGGCACAGATGCAGAGTTTGATGTATTCAATCCAAACAATACATCATCTAATAAGTGGGGTGCTGGTAACTATTTAGCGTTTGATGAGAACGCAGGCAAGAATTACGGTAAGAACGTAAAAGAGATGTATGCAAATATTACATCTCCAATTAGCGATAAACAAAAGACAATCTCCTTTGATCAGTATGATGCCCTACATCGACGAATAAATGATGGCGAGCCAGCATATCGTGAAGATTATGATATGTACGATAACGACATGGATTTGTTGTGGGATATTACTGACAACGGGCAATGGAAAAAATATGCTCAAGATATCAAAGACACCACTGGCAAAGATGGTGTGATTATGGACGATATGGCAATTACTTTTAGCCCAAACCAAACTAAATACACCGATAACCTAAGTCCAACTAACAGCCCAGATATGAGGTATAAGTTAGGTGCCAAAATACAGGAGCTAGCTAGCCAAAACAAGCTTCTAGCACGCCACCTACAACTAACAGGCGATGAGAACCTTGTATTCAATGAGTGGCAAAATGAAATGCAGAAGAAAGCATTAGGCTACTATGATCCAAAGACTGACCAAATCAATCTAAACAAGCTTACAGAAGACACCCTAAACCACGAATTAGGACATAAATTACTTACTCGTGTAGAAAACAAGCAAGACTTATTAAACTCTATCCGTGAATCTTATGGGGATGACTATTTAATAAACAAATACGGCAATCAGTACGGAAATGACCTAAACCTACTAGCAGAAGAACAGCTAGCCGACGGATTCAGTGATTACTACAACGGAAGACTAAACGGTGAAGATAAAGTACGTCTAGGTACTAGATTAGGTATTCCTCAAAAAGTCTTAGCAATATATGACCGAATTACTGAAGCTGTTATGGGACTTGTTGGTAAACAAGACGCCATTAAACAATTCTACGCCCAAATGGAAACAGGGAAATTCAGGAATGAAGTGTTCGGAAATACCGAACAACTGCCAGCATATAAGAAGAGCGATTCGTCCGCGGATGTTGATAGTTACGTAAACGATCTAGTCAAAGAGCAAAAACTAGCCCGTAAAGGTGAACAACCTACCCTTAAAGAGCGTTGGCAAGACTTCAAAGCAGACATGCGTGAGAAATTCGTGGATAGATTCGCACCAATCGAAGACAGGATTAAAAATAAGTCTGAACAATTAGAAATGCGAAACGCCCTCGACAGGACTTTACGTGCAGACGGAATATCAGAAGCGTTTATACGAGATAATAATTTCGATAAGTTAATTACTGGATTTAAGAATAAAAAAGAATTACAGACATTTGACCAAGCCCTAACTGCTAAGCACGCCTTAGAGCTAGAAGCTAACGGGATAGAAACAGGACGAAACCTAGCAAAAGATAAAGCCCTTGTAAAAGCTACAAGTAAACGATTCGCTAAAGAGTTTAAGCAAGTTAGAGAGTATTCAGACAAAGTCCTACAGCAAACAGTAGATTATGGGCTTATCAGTCAAGATACCGCTAATTACTTAAGGAAAAAATATCCAGATTATGTACCATTTGATCGCATATTCTCTGACAAAGAATTAGCCACCCAGATGAAGCACGGAGTAGGCGCTGGTGAGGCTAGTTTAAGTAAGCAGGATATTGTCCAGCGTATTAAAGGCTCATCTCGATCAATCGACAGTCCATTAAATGCGTTAATTACGAAAACCCAGGATATGATTCAGCAGGGTGAACGCAACAAAACAGCCGAACTTCTGGCAAGTTATGCTAAAGACCCTAAGAATCCATTCCAACTAAGAGAATTAAAGGCAGGGGAAAGTGCAAACGGACGACCAACTATCAGTTATTTAGACAATGGTAAAAAGCGTACATTTTTAGCTGCACCTGAAGTAGCTAGAGCTGCTAAAAATATGAACCGTGAACAAATGGGGATTATATTAAGAGCCCTTGCAACTCCTGCCCGTTTGTTGAGAATGGGAGCAACTACAGTCAACGCAGGCTTTACTATGGCAAACGTCGTAAAGGACTTTGTAGGTGCTACTATCAACTCAAAGGGCGGATTTAATTCAACGAATCCTAAGTCTATTGTAAGTGCCTTGGGTGCAGCATTTCATCATAACGGCGATCTGTATGTAGAAATGCAACGTGAAGGAGTTTTGGGAAACATCTATGAATTAACCCGTAACGCCTCTGACTTAAACCTTAATGAAATACGCAGTCATAAAAACATACTCACTCGTTCACTGCATAATGCGAAAAGCCCTCTAAAGACCCTAGAGAATACCATCGGACGCAGTGAAGACTTTGGGCGAGCCTTACAATATATTGCAAACAAAAAATACGCTAAACGAAAAGGTATGAGTGAGTCTGAAGCTATAAAATTTGCAGCCGACCAAGCAAGATGGAACTCTACAAACTTCTTAAGAAGTGGAACATACGGTAAAGCAATCAATGCAATCGTACCTTACTCAAACGCAAATATTCAAGGTCAACGTATTACCTTACGCCGGATGAAGGAAAACCCAGCAAGGTATACAGGTAAAATCGCACTTGGAATAGTAGCCCCAACTGTAGCCGCTATGGCTCTGTCGTATAGTAATGACGAGAATAAGAAGATAATGGAAAACCTACCTGATTATGTCAAGGAAAATAACGTAGTAGTTATCGGTCCAGGGGCTAAATATAATAAAGAGCAGAATAAATGGGAAGGTGTTTACCTAGTGCCAGTACCACCTCAATTCTCACCACTTCATAGACAACTTCACAATATGGTGAGAAGCGCTATGGCGGGACAACAATTTGATACAGGTAAAGCCGTCGGGGACGCTGTAGAACAAGTAACGACTGTGAACCCAATGGAGATAAGACGTACAGGTGCTCAGTATGTACCACAAGCCGTAAAGCCATTTGTGGAAACCTGGGCAAACAAAAACCTATATACAGGGCAAGAAGTCGTACCTGAGGGTATGAAGAATCTTGACGGAAAAGACCAGTGGGACAACAGTACAAGCCTTACAGCACGAAAAGTCGGTGAACTTACAGGTCTTAGCCCTAAGCAAATAGACAACGCATTTAGAACGTCTACAGCAGGCGGTGGACAAAACCTACTTCACGGTATGGATTTCGCCATAGCGAAGGCTACAGGGGCTTCTGATGACGAAATAAAGGGTAGAAGTATGCTAGATTCAGTCGTTGGACGATTCTACGCACCAAAAGGAACAAGCCAAAGCTCATACTTCTATCAATCATTAGAAAAAGCCGCTAAAGACAATAAATTGTCTGGTAGTGATTTAGAACTTTACCAAGCATTGACCTCTAGGAAATATAACGGAGACGGTAGTGTAGAAGGCAAAACAGAGGGCGACGTCTTAATGAACAACCGAATTCTGGCAAATAAGCCAAACATAGTTAAAGCCCTAAGTGAGGCGGCTAAATGGCGCTCAGAGCAAACAGGCGAAGAGCTAGACCCTCTATACAAACTCCCAGTCGACAAACAGCAGTACTTCTATCACTTACAAGGTTCACCAAAGAATGGTGCCGAGCAGAGAAAACTGAAACAAGACGCACCTTGGCTAGAAGATTTCCAAAAAGAAAGAAGTGCATACTTTAAGCGTCAAGACTTCAAGTCTGGAAAGAGTAATCGAGTACCTTACCCAGAGGTGAGTGATGAACTCCAAACTACTCTAAAAACATACCACGATATGCCAAGTAGCCCTCAGAAATGGGCATTCCTGGACGCTCACCCTGAACTATCTGATCATTACAAGCAAATAGAGGACTACAACAACAAGGTACGTGAAGCTCAAGGTTACGCCCCACTAAGAACCCGCCCACAACAAAGCCAATACGTAAAAATGCAAATGGCTAATAAGAACTGGCGAGATCCTGCCGTTGCTAAATATTTACAGGATCTGAACGTTTACAACATCACTAACTCAGCTTCTCTGGCGGAAATGCAAGGCGAAGAACTATCTCCTAAAGCTCTAAAGGCTATACAGAGTGTAGGAAAGTATGGACTAGTCAAAAACCCAGACGGAACATTCGCTCTTAAGTACCCAGACGGTCAAGGTACTAATGAGTCCCATATCCAACAGGGCGCTGTAGATATGAGTAGTTTTGGCAGGAGAAGAGGTGGAAGAGGTAACTCATCAAACGGTATCAAAACTTCTACAGACACCCTTAAACTGTCAAACGCTACAGCTCTAGGTATGAATATCTTCAAAAAGAATAAGGGCGGGTTGCCACAATTCTCAGTTAAGGCTATCCAGAAGAGCGGTCTGTTAAAATCACGCAGACCGACAAGTAGGGTAGTTACATTTAGATAGTTTTGTGGTAAAATAAGGATAATTCTGATCCACCGAAGTGCTTGGCGATTGGATACATAAAATAATAAGTGGTTATTTGTGTATTCGCTCCCAGGCACTTTTTCATGAACAACCACAGAAAGGTGGACTTCATGAATCTATCGGAGGTAATTAATCTTGCCTATCAAACAGCAACAGGAAAAACAAAAACGCTCAGTCCTGGTAATTCAAAATACGAGCGTATGCTCAATATTGCCAATATGGCAAATATGCAATGGGAAAGCGAACCAGACGTTATATGGGGCTCATTGTGTGAAGATAGGGAAATAGGTGTAATTGATGATAAAACGTCATACAAGCTCCCAGAAGACGTTAGAACAGTAGATTTTCGTAAGTTTATAACACTGACTAAGGGATCTAGTAGTTGGACGGTGCCTTTTATATCCCCACAACTATTTAAGGGCGGTTGCTATGGCGCTTTACAGCTAGGTTGGAAGTTAGATTTTAATGGACTAACTGAAGAAATGAAGGGCGCGAAAATCATTGCGCCAGTTATTCGTCGTACTAAAAAATTGGTAGAACCAGAAGACAAGGTAGAGATTGACGATCCGTACTGGCTGGTCTATATGATAGCTGCTGAATTTGTTAGAAATAGCCGCACAAAATCCAATCAATACGGTAATTTGGTTACCCTTGCTCAATCTTCTATGGAAGGAATGAAGAACCGCAATGGTTACAAATTCGATGAAGTAATTAGAGAGGACATCTGGCTATGATAAAGCCCCCTAAGAGCGCTCCTCAGCCAAATATTGATAGATTGAGTGTTAAGTCTTGGAACAAGGGCTATATCTCTGCTATGGACGCAGGGCGTATGCCTAATAGCGGTCTGTTGAAAATGACTAACGCTATGCTCAAACAAAATGGAACTGTTGCTCCACGCCCAGGCACTAGACAATACGGAGAGGATTTACCAGGTGAGATCTTAGGTTTTGATGAGTATGTTGAAGTCGTTGGCAACAAGCGAACAAACAAGCTTATAGCTATCGTAAAAGACGGAGAAAGGGCTCACGCGTATACAGCGCTAGACGGCAAGGGTTGGGTCAAGGTTGAAGGCGCAGACTACAACAACGAATCGTACCCTACATTTACTCAAGTCCGCGATAGGGTAGTGATTACAAATAGTAAAGATTATTTATCTTACTATGATATTCAAAAAAAGAAGAATGTACGCCCAGAAGCACTGCCTACAGTTACAGAGGTAAAAGCTGAAGCAGTAGGTATAGCGGGGACAAATGAAACTCTGTACTACTGTGTAACGGCTGTTAAAAATGGAGAAACAGCAAGAAGTGATGCCGCAAGTGTACGAGTAAATAAAAGTCGAACCGAATGGCGTGGAAAAAACGTAGACAAAACAAAAGGTCAGACTGAAGAATACATAAAGATTACCTGGAATAAAATCAAAGACGCTGAATATTATATTTTATACTGTGGTATTTCTCCGACGAGTTTGCGAATGATGGATATCGTCGGACATATAAAAGACAATACTCTAACACAATCCTATGAAGATATCGGGCAAAAAGTCTTAAACCCTAACGTTATCCCTCCAAATTCAAACAGCACGGCAGGCGTTAAGGCTGCACGATCAGTACTTGTAGCTAGCCGTCTATATCTTTTGGGCGACGAGGACGACCCTTGGAAGATTACCTTTGGTGGTGCTGACCCTGACACGATGTTGGATTTTTCAGCATTTGCTGGTGGCTACATAAGGATAAATGCAGGGTCAAAGGAAATACCTGTTGCTATGCGTCCATTTAGAAACGGTAAGGGCGATGCTGTGCCGATGATTCTATGCTCAGAAACCAACGGTAACGGAAGCTTGAAATATCTACAGTCATCAAGCATGCAATTAGACTCTACGAATATTCAGTGGATTAGCGTGATTGACGATAACGGACGAGATGGAACAGACGCGCCAGATTCAGTTGTAGTCTATAATAACGCCCTTATCTATATCTCTAAGACTGGATTTAAGACTACATTAACAAAGCCTCAGATGCAGAACGTCCTATCTACAGATAATTTGACAGACAATATACAGCCAGATGTCGAACGCCTAAACAGTAATTTTATTCATAAATCAATCGGGCTAGAGGTGAACGGTATGATTTATTTCGCAGTGCCAGTTGGTAGCGAAAAACTAAATCAATTATGGGTACTGGATATGAAACGTGGCGGTGTTTGGTGTATGCCTTGGGTGATAGGCGACATTAACGACTTAAAAGTTTATGGAAGTAGCGACGGAAAAACTAGAGTACTTTTGGCTATTGGGAATAAACTTATCGAGCTAACTGATGAAGTGAAAATGACCGACAGCGGGAAACCGTTTATTACTGATATAGGCTCAGGTGTCGTGAAGTTTTCTGAAGATGGTGCAATGTGGACAAGCCTAGTGGATATTACGTTTATTTTGCTCAAACCTACAGGGACTATTAATTTCTCAGTGTCTGGAAAAACCGAAGACGAACCACTTCAACCATTCTTAAACTTCAGCAAAAACTTTACCCCAAAGACCGTCCCAATTGGGTGGAATACCCCTTCAGGCTGGAACAGCCCTCTAGGCTGGGGATTTGTACCTAAAAAATATAAATCATCAAGTGGAGAGGTAAGGCTGTCAATCACTAAGGACATTGACGAAGACGTGAACTGGATTCAGTACTCAGTCGCGGCGAATGAAGCAGGAGCGGATTTTGAGCTGTCTGACGTAATAATCCAGCACATACCGATAGGAGTTATTTTTGAGGAGGACGAAGATGAATAAAAACAAAAAGGAGGGAAATATGGAGCCAGAAGTATCGGCAAAAGAGTTTGGAGCGTTAGAAGCAGACGTCAGGCATATCAAAGAGGGTGTAGACAAACATACTATTACTCTAGAGCGAATTGAAAATATTGCTCGTGCTAATGTTACTCAATCTCAATTAAAGACATATATCGCCGAACACGAAAAAGAATCAGAAGAAAAATACGTAAAACGTACTGAAATTGAAGGCGTTATGAACTTTTGGAAACTGGTAACAAGTAATCTGGCGAAATTATTTGCAATCGCACTTGTAGGATTGGCTATTTATGCAACCAATAATTTAATTCAGCAAAATAAAACCGTTACGGAATTACAAGAAGAAGTTCAACAAACAGTAAGGAGGAAATAAGATGATAGAAAAAGCACTAGCTTGGTTTTACGCACGTAAAGGTCGGGTTTCTTATTCAATGGAGAATCGGAATGGTCCAGACTCATACGACTGCTCAAGCTCTGTATATCACGCTCTAAAAGAAGCAGGTCTTTTACCTGCTAGTTATTGGACTGGCAACACTGACACCTTGTTCGACGCCTTAGAGAAAAATGGTTGGGTGCGACTGCCTGAAGACGCTAACGGCGAAGCAGACACACAACGCGGAGATATCTTCATTTGGGGTATTCGAGGAAACTCTGGAGGTGCGTTGGGTCATACAGGAATGTTTGTCGACGCTGATAACGTAATTAACTGTCGCTATCAGGCAGGTATTGTAATAGACAATCACGACTGGCTCTGGAGTGCGTCAGGATATCCACCATATGCATTTTATCGATACGTAGGTAAACCTCAAGAAGCAAAGCGTGCGGCACTGCCTGAAGTGTATTACGCAGATGAAGTAGCGACTGTATTCGACCTACGACAAATTAGATGTAACCGATTGATTGATGAGTTCGACTGGGAAGATAACGGTGTACCCGTTTCTGTAGCAGTGAGAACAGACAAAGACGGCTATCTGCTGGATGGAGAGCTTAACACAGGAGATTACTTCCGAATCGTCGGCTCAACAGAGATATTAGACGAAACTACCGAAAATAACAAACGCTACCTACAGTTGAAAATGGCAGATGACGGAATTTGGGTATTGGCGGAGCGAGTACGCGAATTAGCGAATGGCGATGCAGGCACGCCACGCCCGCAACCACGCCCTCAGCCACAACCAGCCCCAAAGACACCAGAGATACAACAGACACCTCAAATCAAAGAAAAGCCACAGGAGCAACCGCTAGCACCACAACCAACAAATGAAGACGTTATGAGGTCTATCGCTAAATTAAGCCAAGATGTCGCTAAGAATAAAAGCCTATTAGAGAAGATTATCGATTTTCTGATGAGTATTTTTAAGTTCAAGAAATAAGGAGGAACTATGGAAAAGATTAAATTATTATTTAGCCCAGACACTAAAAATGGTCGAGCAATGAGGACATTTTTGCAAGGTCTATTGGGAGCTATGGGAGCATTCACAGTGCTATACAGTAGCCCTGAGTTCGGCAAGTTTATCGCAAGCTTGGACAGTCTAACAGGACATACGGTATTCTCAGCAGTTATTGCAGTTATTGCCGCGACTATTAGTCGTTTGATGCCAGTTATCGGCGCGGTGGTCGAGATGTTAAAGGAAAAATATAAGGAGAAAAAAGATGCTTAGAAAAGCTTCAGCAAAAGGCGAATTGCCAGCATCCGCAAAACTTACCTCTCAAAAAGAAAGAGGAGCCCAAAGCCTAGCCATAAGTACGGTCGACGGTTGGCTAATTGGTGAGGAGCAGGATTTTGTCATATTCGAAACTGATTCTAATAATGATATAGTGCCAGGGTCGGCAACTTCATGGAAAGGCGTGCCTGCTTCAAACGGGAGTATTGCTGGACTTACTCTGACAGGCGGTCTGGATAGGCTATATCCGATTGGGGCTGCAGTTGTACCAACGGCTACTTCTGCATGGGCAAACGACTTAATCGAGTGGCTATTAAAATCTCATAATCCAGACGGCACACTAAAAGAATCTGCTATACCTGAACTTAAACCTCAAGTAATTCCTGAAAAGTCTATTACAGCCGACAAGATAGACTTTACGACTATGCCTGACAATAAATACACAAACACTGAAATTGACACTGGTAAAAAGTGGGTTGACGGAAAATCAATCTATCAAAAATCTATAACCTTTAACACGACTGGATCCGGCGCAGAAGAAACTGGTGCTAATAATGAAAACTTTAGTTACATAGACACTCTAATCTCTTTAGATGCTATCTTAAATATGGCAAATGGTGAGAGATATCCAAATAGCTACACTAACCCTTCAGCCCCATCTCTTCAATATTTTCAGTTAAAATTTGCAAACTGGAACGGCGCTCAAAAATTACGCTATCAGACAAGAAGTGTCGGCACGGTAGCAATGACTATTCTGTACACGAAGAAGCGGTAAAGTCTGTCTTGCAAGTGTTGACTTTTACATCAAAATTTGCTAGTATAAGAACATATCAGATACGCATTTGATAACCTCGGTCGTTTTTGGCTGAGGTTTTCTTTGTCTAAAAATAACCTCTTACTCAAAATCGATAAATCGTGAAAAAGTTGTCAAGGGTTTTGCACCAAATTCTTGTATCTTTTTTGCAACAAATAAATTTCACCTGTGGAAAATGAAGGTGCTAGTTTTTCATTGGCTTAAAAAGAGGGTAAAAGAATGGGGAAAATTGTTCATATTTCTGAGATTAAAACGCCATTGACAGAAGCCATTAAGAAATGGAGAGCTGACAATGTATGATTTTGATAAACAACAGATAATCGAGCCAAAGCGTCAGTTTACAGGCGTTTGGTTACCAAAAAAGCTACTGTTAGACGAAAGACTAACCGCTGCTGATAAAATCCTTTACGCCGAAATAGCAAGTTTTGGCGAAAAGGGATGCTGGAAGCGTGCCGATGAGTTACAACAGCTGTGTGGTGTGGGGCGAGACGGTCTTCAGTCTGCTTGTAAACGATTACGAGAGACTGGCTATATTGTCGAGCGTAGGATGTATGGTCGAATAGTACGTACGTTAGCCGTTTATTCAACAGTCGTGAAATCCCATCAACAGGATAATCCGGTTGTTCATCAGCCGGAAAAACCGGTTGTTCAAGAACAGGATAATCCGGTCGTTGTACAACAGGATAATCCGGTTGTTCATAAAGATAACACAAAAGATAACACTATATATATTAATAGTGAAGTTAGTAAAGATTTACTAGACTTACTAAACGAAAAAACCAAGCGTAATTTCAGAATACTTCCACGAGGCTACAAAGAAACCTTGAAGAAGTTCTCGTTAGAAGAAATCGGTAAAGCACTAGACATACTCGTTGAAGACGATTGGCACTCAAAGAAGATTAACGAATTAAAAAGCGATTACCTGCTCAGAGCCTCTACGATAGACAACATGCTATCGAAGCGAAAAAAACAACATGAAGGCATGGCAGACCTAGACGAGTTAATGGGAGATGGTTCATGGATGGCTTAGAAATCGATTTAGAGGACTTCTCAGAAGGTTTTGTGGCGGAAATGATAAAATACCACAATGAAGAGATAAAGTCGCTCAGAAACGATTACATGACGTTACAGGACATATCTAACATTAATCACGATGTCGACAATTACAAAGAGATATTCCAAACGATTGAAGACAAAGCGAATTGGCATAAATCAAAAATCAGGGAGATAATACGTGGACAATTTAACCTATCTTAAATCTAAAATCGACACGCTGAAGTCGAACGACCGACTAGACCTTTACGAATACGTGCTTGGAGCGTCTGCTAAAACTGCGAAATCCGCAGCAGCAGAACTCGAATTCACGATGATGGCAGACTATCACGACGAAATCGAAGAGCGTATGAAAAACTGGGGTAAAATCATCGGATTAAGAACAGGAAACTGGGTGCTTGACCGTATGACAATGGGATTAGCGCCAGGAGAGCTAACTGTTATCGGAGGAGCTACCAGTAATGGTAAAACAGCCCTAAGCATGAATATCGCGGCTAATGTAGCTAAGCAAAACAAATCCGTTCTATTCGTTACTCTGGAAATGACTCACGGCGAGGCAGGTGTTCGTTTTAGAAAAATCCTTGGCGAAACAGAATACGAAAAGTGTGCAGCTGGCATATTTTTCCAAAAAAACGATGAATTAAGCTGGCACTCAATTGACGGATTGGTCCGAAAAGCCAAAGAAGAAGCCAACTGTGAACTGGTCGTAATTGATCATCTTCATTACTTTACGCGAGAAATCCAAAACGTTGCTGAAGAATTGGGAAATATAACAAAAGAACTAAAGAAGAACGCAATCAGACATCAGATTCCTATCATTCTAATCAGTCATACACGAAAAGCACCAGACAGCCATACACGAAAGACTGGAATAAACGACTTGCGAGGTTCGAGCTATATTGCACAGGACGCGGATATCGTTTTAATGGTCGAGCGAAATATGAAAGATTTTCCGAATGATATCATCGTTACTTTAGAGAAAAACCGCAACAGGTACGGTTGTAAAGTTGGTACATCTTACCACTTTGAATTTAGGGAGCTTAAGGTGATTGAACCATCAAGAAACGATAGGTTCGACACGTAGGACTTTGTGAATTTTACACTATGCAGACACGGCTAGACATGGCAAAATTGAATAAGAACTTAGCCATATCTACTGCCGAGTTGACGACCGTGTGGGTGGTCTGAAAGCAACACTAGTTGGGCACCTCAAAATCCTACATTTTAACTTAAATTGTGGGAGAATTATGGATAAAAGTACTACGTTGGAGCGTGCATTGTTTCATTTTGTAAAGCACAAAGAGGCGCATGGTAAAGCTACCAATACGACAAAAGCAACTTACATTTGTATTCTTGAAGACTTTATCAAATCGATAAAAGCCGATACGGTTAGCGACTTAGATATTTTGATGATTGATAACTTTATCGACACCTTATCTTTGAAAAACTACAAGCCGAAAACTATCAAAAATAAAATTGTAGTCATTAGAAGTTTTATCAAATTTTTATATGCTAAAAACCTTATAGATATCAGACCTGAGGCAATTGAAATACCAAGAACCGTCGAAGTAGAGGCTAATTTTTTAGACGAAGAAGAGCAATGTGCTCTGATAAAATCCGCTAAAAATCTAAGAGATAAAGCCTTGATTATGACGATACTAAGCAGTGGATTACGAGCTTCTGAAATCTTAAATCTCAAGGAGGATGATTTATACAGAAGGTCCCTTATAGTTTCCAGAGGAAAAGGCGGAAAGCCAAGAGTAACTTTTATCGATCATCTAACTGAAAAGTCTATTAGAGAATATCACCACAAAAGAGAAGTAGACTCTATTTTTGTTTTCACAAACTCTTTTGGGAAGCCTCTAAGCCGACAATATCTCTCAAGGATGATATCCGAGACTGCTCTAAGAGCTGGAATTAAAAAGAGAGTAAGCGCGCACACTTTAAGACATAGTTTTGCTACCAATATGCTGCGAAAAGGAGCAAGAATTGAAGACGTTCAGCCTTTAATGGGGCATTCTAACATCTCTACTACCAGATTGTACATGCATTTTACGAACGAATATTTAAGAGAACGCTACGATATGTTCAATAAAGATATTGACAAAACGCTCGCGGTTTGCTAA